AGTTTAATCGGAACTTCTCTTTTTAACATTACAACTAGTGAAATTTGTAATGCTTCCTTTTTGTCATTTGGCACAATCATTCGGCCTACATTACATTCTTGTGTGATCCAAGAGAGCATACAATCGTAGACCATTTCTTCAAAAGACTTAAATGTAGGACTCTCTACATCCCTTCCAGGAGTACCTTCATCACTCCTACACTTAAGCTCGTCATTAATCGCACGGCGTAAGTTTGGAGCAAGATCCTTGAAGTTTTCTTCGACCCATTTAAGGTAGGCAGTTGGAGTATCACAGACTTCTTGACCTTTGTATTTACCGAAGTAGAATTGCATATGTTAAACCTTTGTGTGAATTGTGTGGTTAGCACAGTTAGGACAAAAATGTAGGAAATCTAAATCAAGTATATCTTTTACTTTATACACATATCCGCAGAAAGAACATTTAACTTGAATATCAGAATATTTTAAAGTTTGTTTATCTTCTTTTTCTACTTTTTGTTCCTTAATTAATCCTTCAAGTAAATGTAAATACATAATACAATCATGTATATGTGTATCACAAATATCCTCCCCGATATTTTCACCTGTTTCTAGATAGTGAAAAATCGAAGATAAATGTTTGCGAAAGAAGACTTCCCACACAATTAGCCGGGAAACGCGAGGTTCAAGAGATTTGAAATTAGCAAGTCTATCCTCAGAACCCTCAGTGTATTTTACTCCCTTAGTTTTTCCAGTAGCAATTAATTCTTCAATACGTTTGTTAAATAATTGGTCAAATTCTTCGAATGTCATAATTTCCTTTATGTTCGTTTGAAATGTGCGCGCCTAATTGTGTGATTTTTCTAAATTTCATGCCGCAATATTTACAGACACAAACCTTGTGTGACTTAAACGCTTTCTGCCCATTCTTTCTTGCGGCATCGATAATTTCGCGGGCCGGCCAGAGTATCATTTTTCGTAATTTTGCTCTCTAATTGCTCCAAAATCTAGAGCTTCTTCTTCTTCTTCTTCTTCTTCTTCTTCTTCTTCTTCTTCAAGAGTACCAATACAATCTAATGGATCTTTCATAATTACTTTTGGCTCCACAGACTTAGGTTTACTTTCTGTGAACTCTATAATAATATCATCTGCACTTGTTGGTTTCAGTTTAATATTCGCACGCCCATCAACGCACAAACCAAGATAAGTTTTGTCTCGTTGTGTTTCGGGCGAAAGGATTAGTTGTGATGTGCCATTTTCAAAACGGAATGCGAGTTTCATTCTTCTCTCCTTACAATTTCAATACTTGGCTCAACTACACTTATTGCAATAGTATTCGGATACTTGTCTATTACATCAAACATACTATCTGCAAGTACAAGTTTTGAAATCTCTTTTTCGTTTTGCTTAATTCTGTCCCAACTAGCTGTACCAGCTTTGAAAACAATTTTAAAAAGAGTCATTTCAATTCCTTACTAAACTAATTGCATTATGGTAGTGTGATTTTAAATGTTGCGGAACCGCGAGATTAACAAGTGCTTCAATACCTTCACGAGATTTAACTTTAATCTCTTTTCCATTAGAAAGATGAATGATAACTTCGCGTTCCATAGTCTCGGGCTTGGCATTTGTGAAGTCAAATGAGATGATATTTTCTACTGCAAGCGCAAAGCCATCAACAAAAATGAGTCTGCCTTCCATTAAAAATCCTTTCTATAGTCAAAAATACACAAGTGAAAACACAAGAAGTGTAATGCAATGTATCTTATGTTTTCTGAATCAAAACACCAGTTAACTCCAATTAACCAATTTGTAAGATCAAAAAGTAGTTGAATTCTCATATAATTCCTTTGGTCCCACCTTCGAGACTTGAACTCGAACTCTCTTACGAGAAGCGGATTTTAAGTCCGCTGCGTCTGCCAATTCCGCCAAGGTGGGAATTCTTTAAGTGGGGAGACTTGGTTAGAATCTCCCCACACGGAAGTAGAGTCGTATCGTTGGGGTAGTAATTATTAACGCATAGGCTCTCCTTTCTGTTAATTAAGTGGCGCGTCGGTGGTATTGTGGAGCTACCGAACATAGTATGGCCAATCCACTGATCTTTTGATATTCCGATATTTAATTCGCGCGCCATATTTTGTTAGAACGGTGGGTTACTGTGATGTGCGAAGTTAATAGCCTTATTCACAGGGCGTCCCCGATCATTCGGGTTGTTCGCATCTTTGTAAATCTCCTTTGTAAACTCGATGTAAAGTTTGACACCGACGAAAGTAGACTCGTCATATTCCACTTCCGCTACAACAGGACTTCCTGTAACAGCTTCGATGAAAGGTGCCATCATACCAATAGCTTTTGTGCTAAAGGTATGGTCGATTTCTCGCTCTTCTCCATCAACGTCAACCTTGAACGTTACTACTTTGTTGATAGAGTCCTTTTTCTTGGAAAGCTTTTCAGCGATTGCAACAACTTCAACTTCTCGCCATCCAGCTTCCCACGGGTTGTTTCTGTCTAAATCTTTCTGTGTGAATTTAATAACACCCATTAAACTTTCTCCTTTGTGATTTTCAAAAAATCGTAAGTGCTAACTACTTCATCCAAAAACTTTTCCACAGATTCTATTACCTGCTCTCTGGTTTTTTCACATTGTACAAATCCATGAGACGCAGTATTAACACCATAACAAAGTCTGAAGGTTTGTTGTTTAACTTCTCCAAGCCCTATTTGCACATTATCGTGCATTTCCGGCATTTTATCCGCGCTCATGCAGGTTCCTCATCGAGATTGTTAGGATCTACTTCATAATCTTCAAGATCCTCTTCCTCTTCCTCTTCCTCTTCCTCTTCTGGCATTTCACCTTCTCCAGTAAGAATAAACAGCTCCCTTGGATCTAATCCGCCAGTTTCTTTTTCGGCCATTTGTCCATTTTCTCCGCATGTTGAATTACAAGCTTTTTAACATCTTCAATTGAGTAACAAAGTTTCATCGGTCTCTCTCCTCGATTAACAAACTTACCATATTGGACATGCGAATATTATCTACAAACATGTCGATACGTTCTTTTAATGCAGCAACACTTAACTGAAGCAATCTAAAATGTGCTTCAGCTTGCTCTTTATTCCTAAAGACAGTAGAACAACGAGCTATTCCATCTACAACACCAAAATGACAGTCATCGTAGATACAGAAAAAGTTGTTTTCGTTTAACGCTGTAAGATTTTTGTGGGATTTGTTGACGAGCTTTTTATTTCTTTTGTCATAACGTAATTTCATCTTATTTCACCTCCACCTTAACAGGGTTGCCTTCTAGTTGGATATACGGTTGCACAACCGACCAGAAATCTTTGTCCGTCCAATCTACATCTCCAAGCTTTTTTAACCCAGGAAATGAAGTCCGGGCAAGATCATTGTTGAAAGAAACAGTGTAGAAAGGCAATTGGATTGTTCTTTTATCAATTACTGTAGCTCTCACACCTTTCTCAAAATACCAAACTTCGTTAAACCACTTCACTACCTTCGGGATAGTGGCATTACGAAGGCTGATTTTTCGTCCGGCTATTTTGTTGTCGATGTATTTATCTGTCCAATGAACCATACAAATAACATTACAAGGCAAAGCATTAAGGGCAAGAGTGATATCTTTGAATGCTTTGTCCTCATAAGCGAACTCATCAAGGCCAGGCAAATCAATGTTTCCAAACTTTTTATGCCAACTAGCAGATTGTCCATCTTTACCTTTTAGAAGTCCAGTAAATTGAAATGCATCATCTTGAAGTAAGTCACTTGCTGTTGTGAAATCTTCAAAAACCACAGTTTTGTAACCAAGATTATGACCTTTCATTAGAAGAATTTCAAGGTCATCATCCATTGCCTTGAAACCCTTCTTAGCATCATAAAAAGTAATGTCAATGTCCTTTAACCATTCGGCATTTTTAACAATAGGATGTCCCATGATTCCATAAACACGTTTTGTTAAGGCCATCCATTTTATTTTCTTTGGTGCAAAAGCGGCGGCACATGATTTGCCGGAACCGGATTCCCCGACAAAAAGAGACATTACTCTATCTTCAGGTTTTAACTGTGAGGCAAGGGGCATGTTAACCTTTCAATTCCACTTCTGGTAGACTTTTAATTACGGGATTAATTAAACGGTCAATTTTTGTATTTTTATTCGTTTGTGTGCAATCAGAACAGTGTGGAAGTTTTCTACGCAACATTTCTGCATCGGCAATATATTCACTTCTACAAAGAGGACACAGGAATTTTTTTCCAAGCAAGAATTCTTTCCTGCGGGTCCAATTACACTCTGGGTCAGCACACATGAAAAGATTCTTGTTTCGTGCTACACGTTTAAGAATGTGAAGATGTTTCATCCTTCGTACCCATCACAAGTTCTGTCACGTTCTTTTATGTTCATATTTGGCGTGACACAACAAATTCCGTGCTCATCAATTGGAAATTGCCATCCAATGATGTATTCATGTGGGGAAGATAGAACAGTACCCATGCCATTTCTTACACGGATACGACTTCCACCTTCTGTAAACCATGTCCCTGTAAAATCACAAGACTCTTTATCTGGTCTCATTGGCTTCTCTCACTAATTTTTTGTATCTTAGAATAAGTACTCTAAGTACATCAATGTTTGGAAAATCTCTCAGTTGTGAGACTATCTTAACTGATACATCTGTTAATTCTTCATCAGTCATGTAAGTCGCTTCTTGCCAAGAGATTTTCTTTACTTCTTTTGGATGCAAAGTTGCGTTTTCTAGAATAGTATCTAGAACACGAAGTGCTGTAAGGTTCAAATCAACTTCTACTGGAAGATTGCACATTTTACGCCTCCTTATCAAATTTAAACTGTCTTGCATGAGAAATGGAAGTTGTAATTAACGCTTCTTCTTTTCCTCTTTCATAGCAACCATCCATAGTATGAGGAAGCCATCCAGTCGTACATTTAGCAGATGGGCAATTAATATTGTCTAAACGTTTAGTTGCCCAAAAATGTAAATCACACGTTGGACATCGATAATGAATTAATTTCACTTTATTTCTCCAAAAAGCATAATATTACAATCATTCCCCAGTAAAGTGCCCAAGCTAAATAAGCTAAAATGTTTTTTCGCATTTCAATCCCACGCTTTCCACGGCGTTTCACGTTTAACAAAATCCTGTTCAAGAAGTGCCTGAATTTTACGCGGATTCGTTTGTGCGCACACTTCATGAAATACACAGGGTGAACATGCATACGGCTTACATTGTGTGCGATTTTTGATAAACGTGTGACCGTAGTTAAGTTCAGCTATACGGAAGAAAATTGTAATTGCTTGTTCTTTCCACTCTTGAATTAAATCTTTTCGATGTGAGACAATAGTACGCCGAAATGCATCATTTGGACTTTTACTCTCTTGCATTCCAATGTAGTTGATTAAACCATTGGTTGTATTCAAAGCCCAAGAATAACCTAGAAACTGGAAACTGTTTGGATTCAAATCTTCTTTACGGCTTTCGGTCTTATGGTCAACCCAGTAAACAGATCTATCATTAGGGAACTTGCCGATGAAATCTATCCTACCTTCATAAATGAATAGAAAGTGTAGATCTTCGTAAAGAATTTTTGAGAAACCTTTTTCTACCGCGATTGGTTGAATGTTTTCGTTACGGTAGTGATTAAAATATTCAGATGACTTACGTGCAATGAGCATATAGTCATCTGCGCTCATTTTCTTTCCGGCAATACGCAAGTATCGAAGTGCGTTAAGGATGCATTTGTTAAAAGGATACTTCTTGATCTTACACTTATAGAAGAGGTAAAGTAAATTATGCATATGCGTACCCTTATACATACCATAATTTACTTCCTTACCTTGCCAATGTTGTAAAGAAGCAAGATTGTACAATTGTTCACAACGCATTGCGTTAGAAAGCGTGTGTGAATCGAGAGTAATAGTTATGCGAGACACTTTTAATCTTTCTTCCTTACAATGTGATAACCTTCACACTTTGTGCAGTAAACAACGCGTTCAAACCGATGATTACGAATTCCGTAAAAAGCAGATTCGTAGTGATCGAAACAGTTATGAACACATTTAGGATGTTGCATTTTGCAATCTCCTTAAGACTAAATCGTGTCTTCGTTTACGTGAAAGTTTAAAGAGTAGGTGTTTCATTTTACACTCCCGCTTTCACTTCATTGACTCCCCAACGAATTTAACTAAGCAATCTGCATCAGTTAAATTTGCTTTTTGGATTGTTTCTAATGCTTCTGTATAGCCTTGGGAATGTACTTCAACACGGGTTAGTACTTTTGACCCATCGTATTCTTTTACTTCAACATCAAATTTGTATTTGCGTCCCAAAGTTAGACTCATTTTACACTCCTGCTTTCATTCGTGCTTGCACTACTTCGCGGGCCAACTCGTAAATTGCCGTATGGTCAGTCTCGAAAGACCAATCCATAGTATCTTTACAGACTGCTTTCTTCAATTGTTTCATCTTACTAAAGAACTCATCAATTGTACCCGCTGCACTTAAGTAATCAATTTGAATCGGCACAATGTCCGTAGAACTATTGCATTTGGGACACCGATAAAAAGGTACTCCGTCGTCAGGTGTGATTTTAATATAAGGTGTCCCACACTCACACTTGATTGGACGTTGGAACCTCCCCGTGAATTGATCCTCTTTAGCTTGGTTCCACTGGGATTCAACGACAAGAGCATTAGCACAAAATTGAAAATTACGTCCCTCTCCAACAGCAAGAGTGTTTACGATAGCAAGTCGCTTATGATTGCGAAACTCCTGTTCTTTTTCCTCTTTTTGCTCCGGGGAATCTGAGCCGCTAATCATAACTGGCTCATATTTGGCAAGTAGTTGACTTAACCAAAGAGCCACGTCTTTATGGTGGATTCCAATACATAGCTTTGAAGATTCTGGCGTAGACGCAAGAAATTCTTCCGCGTATTCAAATGCAGCAATTACCTTAGCCATTCCAGTAATGTGCCGCATTCGTGAAAGTAACGCGAGAATGTCCATAAAAGATGCTTTCATCATGAAGTCACCTTTGATGGCATTTAGCTTTACATCTAATTCATCTAGCACCTTATTGTAAGCATCTGCAAATGCACGGTCAAAGCTGGAAATAAGCTGTTCATTCACGCGCATTGGTGGCAAATCTTTTAGAACATCTTTTTTCTCTCTTCGGATTACATATTGTGCTGTAATCTTGAAGAATTCATCTCTTGCCCACGGCTTCAAACCAAGGTATCTTTTTGTTTCCGGGTCATAATCAATGAACCTTTGAACAAACCGTTGCTGACTTGGGAAATGCTCTGGGCGAATTATGTTTAGAGTAGGCCAGTATTCTACAGCGTGGTTTAGAATCGGGGTACCGCTTAAGCAGATTCTAAATGGGATGTGCGAAGTTACTTCATTCAAACTTGACGTTCGCTTTGAATTCACATTCTTGAAATTATGAGATTCGTCGATAACGAGTAGTTTGAATGGAGTATTTTGGATGAACTCTTTTATTTTTGGTTTAGAGAGTAAATCCATGCTTACGATGTAATATTGGAAACCTGGAAGAGGAGAACTTGTACCATCCATAACAGGAAATGGCAGTAGACCTTTAGTTCCTTCTGCTTTCGAGTTATCTTTTACAATCCAGTCTCTATGCTCACGCATCCAATTGAAGATAAGGGATGCTTTGCAAATGTAGAGGACTGGCGTAAGTTTGTCGAGATTATAGCGAATTGTTCCAAGTGCTTCGATTGTTTTGCCTAAACCCATTTCATCGGCAAAAAGACACTTGAAGTTCGCTCGCTCTGCAAATTCGATACCTTCTCGTTGGTATGGAAAGAAATCTGTCCATTTTTCGTCGCGGTTAGGTGGGATTGCTGAAACGAGTTTCTCAAAGGTGGTGTGACCACACTTAAACGTGAGGCGTAGTTTCTTGAGTTTTTCTAAACGTTTCTCAGAAACTACTTCTGCAATTTTATTACAGTGGGGACAACGGGCAGTGGCACGCATTTTACTTCTTCACCTTCTCTGCTTGCGCCTTAGCTTGTTCTTCGCTCATTCCAAGTGCCATCAAAGATTCGACTAGCTTTGCTTTCAGGCGTTCTTCTTTCGATAGAGTCTTATCTTTTGACGCAAACTTTTTCTGCTTTGCAATCTGCGTTTCGGCTTTTTCTCTTGACTTCTCTACCTTACGAGAGCGCCTGATAACTTCGGCTTCTTGTTTTCGCGTACTTCTGCGAATGTCAAGCGCAGATTTTAATGCGAAGTATTGACGTTCGATAAGTGCAAAGAGAGAGTTTACCTCATCATCGGAGAGACGATGCACAAGCGGCATGATATTAGTATCGGAGTAGTCCTCCACTTTATCTGCCGCAGTGATAAGAGCGATTTTCAATCCTTTTTTGACTGCATGACTGTAAAGGTCTGATACAATCGATGGCTTCTTAGTCCACGTTCCCTCGACTTCTTTTCGCAGCGCCTCTGCTTCTTCATCTTCACGGTGCTGTTCTGCTACTTTCAGTTCCGCTAAACATTCAGAGCAAAGCCAAAAACCAAGCTGGAATGTTTTCGCGGGTCGTTCTTCACAGTGTTCGCACGGTTTGTTTTCGGGCATTTGGTCACCAGCATATGCGGTATCCGTTAACTACAGTATTTCCACTTACTATAGCATGTTCACATACTACAGTATTCCCATATACCATAGCATTTCCATATACCATAGCATTTCCATATACCATAGCATTCCCATATACCATAGCATTCCCACATACTACAGCATTTCCAAATACCATAGCATTTCCATATACCATAGCATATTCACGTACTATAGCATTTCCACAAACTATAGCATCGTCCATAACAGCAGCGGTATCTTCTACTGTAGCCGTGTTTTCCACCCAACCACCATCTCTATGCTTATGCCAAGTCTCTAAAGTAGCTGAGGGATATTTTGTTTGCAATTCTGCAAGTGTCATTTTGATCCTCCCTAAAGTGTAGCAAACACTCAACATCCTTGTAACTCGTTGATGCTACACTATGTTGCACGTGTGCCAAACGCTATTCTACTCTTTCCAGGCTCGAATTCAAGCATTTTTATTTGCTTTCTTTTCAACCACTTACAACACACTCTTGACACACTCTTGACACACTTTTGACAGGGATTTTGGCTGCAATGCATTGAATCTAAACGAGTTACACTCACAATCCTCTCTCCCTAACTCCCTCTCTCCACACCCACAGGTGGTCGTGTGAGTGCTCGGATCACTTTTAAGGTAAGCTTTTTTTAAGGTAAGTCAGTTTATTATTTATATATAAAATATATTTATAATAGAAAAAGAGAGTACTTAACCTCAATCGAATCAACAGCTTGCATTACTTTCATGTCATTTTACAGGGGGGTACTAAGTGTGCCAGGGGGTATGGTTACGGGGAGGGAGTTTACGAGAGTTTCGCCGCCAAAACGTTGAAAACTCACCACTTAACTCGCGGAACGCCTGCTAAAAGGCTGCTAATAGTGTGTCAATAGCGAGTCTAAAGTGATACAAAAGAAAGCGGTTATTAAATCCAGTGCTAAAAAATTCGCACGCGATTTGGCTTATAGCAGAATGACTGGGGCAACATCTCATATGGTGTCGAACGCTGGCGATTAGATCAGCGCTACGCAATCGGCGAGCGCAACCGACACATCTCTATCCTGTCATCTCTCCGACGCGTCCTAGCGCCTCCTAGCTATGCGTCATTTCACACTTTTGCTATGGGTGAAATCACGCACATGTGGGTGAACGTTCGCACCTCTAACCTTACGTGTTGTTGAAAAATAAAACCTTATGTTTGGTACGCGAAATGCTCTACTCATTGTGCATGGAACGGAAACGAAAATCACCGAAGGGTAGGATAGATGGACCTACCAGCGTTATCCGCGTCCATAGCGTGGATGGTACCATTATGCTCAACGTTGTGAAAGAAGTCTCGAAGACGGTCGTGCATCCGAATCCGCCCGATCCGAAGAAGCCGAACGTGAAGCGGAAGTGTACGCTTACGTTTCCGGCTGTTGAAGTGAGCAACGAGGATTGGATTGAAGATGCCCTGGTCATTTGTGGGGGCGACTCCAATTTGGCCGCGCGCATTTTCAACTACGGTCTTTATCGCTGGATCGGCCAGCAAGTAACCAACGAACTTGGCAAGGTTGGCGAAGCATCAAAAAATCTCGCCAAGGCGATTGCTGCGTTCACAGGACTTGGCTTGAGTGCAGAACAGGCACGTGCGATGGTTATGGCGAGCCCAGAAGCCGCATCGAAGATCCAAAACGAAACTTTTGAACAGTACATCACGCGAACAATCGATGATTTCCAGGCGTTCGCTTCAGAAGTCGATGAGAAGGGGAACAAGTCGCTACGTTTCCCCGACATCACAAAGGCCGGGGCTGACGACGAAACGGCCGAAGGTGAAGCTGAAGAGAAGTAAGCAAGTTTGATTCCGGAGCGGATCGCTAGTATAGGGTCCGCTCTTTTTGTATCTACCCTCCATCGTGTAATATTTACACTCCGTGTAATAAGTACCCTACCTTCTTACATACCAACAATGTAGTGTAATAAGTATAGCACTCATAGTACGTTCGTACTAGTACGTACTAGAACGTATAGGACTACCATTACTAATGTACTAACCTTACTAGTACTCTACGTTAGAGGTACTACGGGTAGACCCCGAATTAGACCGGACAGTGTATAATATAGACATCATAGCACTCCCACAAACATATTTCCAATTCTCTAAAATTTTCTGAAATTTTTTATTGTCTCGCGTTAAGTTAGATAAGATTATATTATTTCGGGAACGGAGGTAGATGCACGGCTGGAAGTCGTTGATTCTGAAGGAAATAGAGTTCTTGACGGCCCGGAGTTTTAGTGCTAAGGTTAACCTTCATGGTGCGTGGTGGGCGATGCGGGCGATTAAATGGGCGGGCGAAAGTAGCGTGAGTTACCTTTACCCGCCCACTTTTTACTCAAGTGCAAATAAGTGATCAGTTAGTTCAAACGCTTTTTGCAAATCGGCTAATTGATATCGGATCATTAATTGTTGCAATAACAGTAGTAATTACTACGACCCGGAATACAGTAAAGGCACTTAAAGAGAATGTAGATAAGTTAACTCTCTTAATAGAACAACAGTGCAAAACCACAAATCACCACGATGTCGAAATTGAAAAAATTAAAGAACGATGTAAACTCATTACAGAGCGCGGAACAGGTTGCGCTTGAAAGAGTTAAGAATTCTCCTCTTGCGAAAGTTTTAAGTGATGCCAGTAATAAGATCAATCGAGACGCAAGAAACGCCGACAGTAAATGAAACTGCCTTGGCGCGCGTTACGTCTGACCTTAAACCGCAAGGAATAGAGGAATGCCTTGATAGTAACGGGGCAGCTATTCCTGATGTCGCAAGAGTTGTGGGTTCAATTCTTAACTTTAGTTCAAGTGATGCATTGCGACTAAGGGCTGCGCAGCTTGCAATTGAATTTAGAAATCTTGGTGCACGAAAGAATGATAATCGGATTGTATTTAATCTGCAAGGAAATAACATTACACTCAATAATTTGATTGTACAGGAATAAAATGCCAACTACAACTGAACCTATTAAAACTGGAGCCGAGAACATTTTTATTCTCGCAGTTAAAGAAGGAAACTTTGTAAACTCCTATAATATTACTGCAAATGATCTACAGGATGCAATTGCTAAAGGTAAAAAGTATTGTGAAACTACAGGTACTCGTCGTAGATTTATACATGTAAGGCCATTTATCTCTGATTTGGAGAAAAAGGCAAATGACGAAATTAAGGGCACTTAGTATTTTATTCTTCTTTCCTCTTTTAGCTTGCTCCCAGACTAAAATAGACATCTCACAGTTACCTGTCCTACCTTCAGGTCTCTGGTATTCAGACTCTTCAGGAAAAGTTACCTCAGTTATAATTGGAACTGGTTTAACTTTAACTACAAATACTAATGGCACAATAACTATTTCTGCCGGAGCATCTTCAACACCAGTTACCTTCACATTCTTTGCAACGGCCGGGCAAAAAACAGTGACTTTACCTGTAACACCGGAAAAACTTGCACTTGTCTATCGTAACGGACTCCTTCAAACACTCGAAAGTAATACGACAGTTAAAGCTGATTACACTGTAGCTGGAAATATAATCACATTCACAAATGCTTTAACACTTAACGATATTATTAGAGTTATTGTAAATTGAGGATAAAATGAGAATCTTAATTCTATTCTTGGCCGCTGTTTTAAGCCTCTCCGCACAAAATCTTGCCGAATCTTTTGCCGGGGTTGGTGCAAATTACACTCCTGAACTTAACCCGCCTGTATCTGGCTGGGCGCTTTATGCAAAGAAGATTACCTCAACTACGTATTCTTTTAACGTGATTGATATTACCTCTAAAACTGTTAAACCCTTTACAGTTCAGACAGATACATCTACTGGTGTTGCACAATGGATTGCACGTTTTCATAAAGTTGACCTTTTTGTTGTCGGGAATCTTGGCTTATCTGCGGCCGCGTCTAATGTTGGTCTTGCTTATTCTGGTGGGGGTGCTGGAGTATTCAAGATTAAAGGTAAGTGGTGTGGAATTATCCCGGTGCGGGTTATGAAGTCTACCTTAGGTGACTTTAAGATCACTTTTGGTTTAGGCTTTGGCAATACGCTACAATAATGGCAATTGGTGAAGAACTTGCACGAAAATCTCTTGAAGATCTTAATCAATACGTTCATTCTTGGTTAGATGATTTTGATCGTAGAATTCGTGCAATTTTAGATGAGTATGATTTACGCATAACCGCGGAGAAAAAGGGTGGGAAACATGGTAAAATTGATTAGTTCTGCTTCAAAATTAGTTTTCATCTTAATTACTGTCGCGGCTTGTGCAGGTTTCTTTCTTGGAAGATTATCAGAAGCTAATTTCATGATTCTTGCTGGTTCTGCATTTTCATTTTACTTTGCAGCTAAAGGTGAAAAAGATCAACCTTTTGGGGGAAAATAATGTCAGAGGAACTTAGAAGTCGTGAATTGTTTAAATCTTATTCCCGGAGTTTAGATGCTCCCGGAGTTTATAATGGCAAGAAATACGATAAGACTTTGCCTGAAAAGTGTTGGTTTGACGAATTTCTTTTAGCTAATCCAACATTTGTAGGTAAGCGTGAAATTACTAGCCCACATGGTTTCAAATGCACTATCACTTATGGAAAGAATTTCGTAGAATATCCATATGGTGTACAGCAGTACAATGGAGAGATTACAGTAGATCGTCTCATTATTACACGGGATGATGCTATTCTTTTCAATCTTCATCGTGGAGATGAAGGTACTGCGGATACTGGATCTTCTGTTGATGTTTATTTTGATTTTCCATGGGATAGACCACTTGCAGGTAGTGAAGTTATTAAACGAAGAACACCATTTGAAGGATATCGTGTATTTACAGAAGCAGAACTTGTTACCCCGGAGGAACAAGAGGCTGCTCAACTTACACGAATTGAAGAGAAGTTAGATCAGATTATTGCACTTCTTGACTAATTCTTGTGGGTATAGAAGTCAATTTCGAGTTTCGTAGCAAGTTTCAAGAAGATATCTTCACTTCTTCTTGTCGCCATATTTGTGGTTCGGGTGGGTATGGAAATGGTAAAACATGGGCATTTTCTATGCGCGCTCTACTGTTTCTATGTACTTATCCTAACTACCGTATGGTAATCGGACGGCAAAAATCTACGGATCTCGTAAAAACGACACGAACAACTTTCTTTAACGTATGTCCTCCTGAACTTTACAGTGAAGCAAAGGGCGGAAAAAGAGCGGATTCTCTTAACTTTCTTCGTTTAATTAACGGCTCTGAAGTTCTCTGGATGCACTTTGACCAATTTGATGAAGGAACAGTGCGTGGACTTGAAATTAACTCAGTCTTTTTAGACCAAGCCGAGGAAATTGCCGAGAACGTTTATCTTCACTTAGATAACCGTATTGGTCGCTGGCCTAAAGCGTCTGTTCCTTCTGAACTTCTTCTAATGAATCCAAAATGGCCTATTCACCCCGGATCAAAAGAACCTCGTGTACCTGCGTGGATGGGAATAGGCTGCAATCCTGATGTTAAAACTCATTGGATTTATCGGCGTTACCATAAAGATTCTTACGAATGGCAAACTAAATACAGTAAACGGTACGTAATGTATGAGGCTGAAACTGATCCTACTTTACTTGATCCTGAAACATACTCTGAAGCACTTTCTCGTGATCCGGCGTGGATTGAAAGATTTTTACGTGGAAAATGGGGAATTGCTGAAGGTACAATCCACAGAGTTTTGGACGAAAGTCGATTATATGTTGGGGAAGTTAATGGAATTAAAGATGGAAGAATTTACATCACACCTGAATTCCTTAAAACCATACTCAAAAAATCCGCTCTTTATAGGATCTTAGATCATGGTGAAACTTCACCAACATGTTGTGGGTGGATTGCAGCGTATAAAGGAATGCATTTTGTATTTAGAGAGTATTATGTTCCGAATACTTTAATTTCAGAACACCGGCAAAATATCGCGGATTTAAGCGAGAATGAGATTTATCAAGGTAATTACGGTGATCCTTCAATGCACCACAAAAATCAACAAAAGTATGGTGGAAGGTGGACTGTCGCTGATGAATATCTTGATATGACACATACTACTGCTCCCGCTATTTACTGGCAACCTGCTGATAATAATGAGTTTGGAAATCGAAACAGGATCAATGAATTACTTCGCTTAGATAAAAACTTGCTTCATCCAGTAACAAACCATTTAGGTTCTCCCCGTTTATTTTTCATAATGAAGTCTAATGAGTACCCAAATGGTTGCTATCATATACCTTTAGAGACTGAATCACAAAAACGTGTACAAATTGGGACTGAAAATGGTACACCAATTTTTTGTGATGACAGAGATGATAAAATCGTGGATCATGGATATGATGTGCTAAGATATTATGCTGGAATTCACACAATAGGAAGGTCAGATTTAAAACCTACTGCCCCGGAGAATTCTTTCGAGCGTTATCGTAAGCAGGCTATCTTAGCTAATCGTAGAGTAATGGCAGAAGATATGGGATTTTATGCCTGAAGAACTTGCTGTCAAACATAAACTTGAACAACTTAAACTTGCTACAACCTACCATAAGAAATGGTGGGATAAATTTCGTTGTAGTGAATCTATTAAATATTACGAAGGTGCTCAATGGGCAGGTTATTCAACGTATTTCAGAAACGATTATCGACCCGCTGTTGTAAATTTAGTCTTCAGTACTTTAGAAGTTCAACTTCCTTCCCTGCTGTTTTCACAGCCTATTTTCAATGTAATTGCAAAGAAAACTGCTGGAGAAGTAGAACAAGTTTCAAGAAAAACACAGCTCCAAGAAGCTGCATTAAATACATTCGTCACAGATCCCGACAACCTATTTGCCGAAGAAATAGAAGATGCCATTATTGATGCGTATTTTGCGTTCGGAATGATTGAAGTTGGGTTTGATTCAAATTACATCATTAATCCTAATGCTGCGAAACCTTATTTGCGAAAAGATGGTACGTCAATTCAAGACGCAGAGGGTAAAGATGTAGTACAGCCTGATGAAATCCCAGAAAGTGAAAAGGTTTTTGTAAAGAGGATTCATCCTGCACAATTTCGTGTTGGTGGAATGGATACTCGTTATCTTTCACGCTGTAATTGGGTTGCGTACTATGAATATGTAGATGTTCTTGATTTAAAAGGTAATAAAGCACTTAAAAATGTTGATAAATTGACTTTCTCAGGTTCGCGCACTGAAGAATTTGATTCTGCTTATGAAACACGTTCAGATGAATTAGATAAACTCTGCAATACTGGAGATGTGGTTAAAATTTGGCATTATTGGGATTTAAGGCGAAGAGAATTTACATTATTTTCTGAAATTCATGAAGAAGACTTCTTTAAGGGTGATTTTAATGAACTTCCTCTTTATGATCTTAAATTCCACAATCGCCGCCGTGGATATTATCCGATTCCTCCAGTTTCACAGTGGCTTAATCCTCAGGATGACTTAAATGAGGCGAATGAACAAGTTCGTGTTCACCGAAGGAGAAGTTCTCGTAAGTATTTGATGCGCAAAGGTGCAATGGAGTCTGATGCTGTAGACAAGTTAATGTTTGGCCCGGATGGAACATATGAGTTTACAGAACAAGACCCGGCAACTTGTGTAGCTCAATTACCTTTAGCACAGTTAGATAGTTCTATAAATGAAACTTTAGTTCTTGCAAAAGATAACTTTAATATTATTTCTGGCACACGAAGTGAAGCGCGTGGAGAAATGGATTCCACTACTGCAACACAGGCTACTATTGCAGATGAGCGTTCACGAATCCGCGAATCTAAACCGAAGAATCAAGTTGCTGTCTGGTTAAATAAAATCGCACGAGCTATAATGATTCGGCAGCAACAATTGACTCTTCCATTTTGGATTAAAATTAACCAAACACCTGAAGAGGTGTTACTTGGTAATGTTCAAGAAACTAAAACATATTTTGATCAAATTACTGGACTTGATATTGAGGATCTTGACTTTGAAGTTGCAATTAAAGTCTCTTCAATGTCCCCGATAGATAATGAGCAAGATAAGAATAAGTTTCTTGAATTCATGGCAATCATTAATAACTATCCTCAAATAGCATTATCCCCAACTTTAATCCGGGAAGCAGCAGAGAAAATTGGATATAATACTAATGAAAAAGTTATTCGTGAGTTTCAGGATATGGCTTTACTCTCTCAAATAGCTGCACAGCAACAGGTAGGTGCATTGGCTCAAAGAGGGACTGCTAAAGTAACTCCTAATGCTAATGAGAAGATTAACAATCAATTACATAATCAAGTGGGCTTACCACAGTAAGGAATATTATGGCAGACGAAATTATTGATAAAGTTGAAGAACTTGAAGAACCAAAAACAGAAGAACCTACAACTGAAGAACCTAAAGAAGAATTAAAGGAAGAAAAGAAAGAAGAGCCAAAACTTTCTTCTGAGCAAGAAATGGCCATAGGGTTATTCAATGCTCTTCAAAATCCTGAAACAGCCGGGCCTACGCTACGTCATCTTGCAGAATTAGCTGGATTGGATTTAGTTAAGAAATCAGGCCAGAAAGAGTTGAAGAAGGATATTAAGACACTTGTTAAAGAGCGGCTTGGTGAAGATAATTCAATTCTTGCTGAAAGCCTTGGTCCACTCTTAGACGAGGTAATCAAAGATGCTGTTGAAGAACATCTTAAGCCTTTAAAGGCTGAGAGAATTAAAGAAAAAGAAACACAATTTGCTTCACAGATTGAAGCTACTTTTAAAGAGCTTGAAACGGAATCAAAAGGGCTTTCTACGAAGTTAGAAGCTAAAATGTTGGAGTTGATGGAACAGATTAATCCTGGACCAAATACTCCTCCAGATAAATATATTCGTCATATTTTTAAGTTAGCAAAGGCCGAATATACTGAGGCCGAGTTGTTAAAAGCGCAGAATAAGAAGCAAGCCGATAATAAAAAGACTACTTCTATTCCGGGCGGAGCGAATCCAGATAGAATTAAAGCTGGTTCTAGGCTCCCAACAATTAAAGAAGCTGTAGAAGCTGCAATGCGCGGCGAAACTTTGGAGTAATTTAAGATGGGAACTTTTGGAGCTTCGGGGCAACCTAGTTCACTTACACTAAATTTTGATAGTGTAATGTCAACTAGTCTTGCGAATGCCCGTAAGACCATTCAAGACAACATTAGTAATAGCAACGCTTTTTGGTATGAAGCTAAGAAGCGTGGGCTTTATGAGTCAGCAAATGGTGGAGCGTATATTCAAGAAGATTTGATGTACGAATTGGCTTCTACTGACTCCTATGATTCTTATGATACATTAGGAGTAGTTGGTCCTGAAGGTATTACGCCAGCATTTTATGATTGGCGGCAAACTGCGACTCCGATTGCTTATTCTGAGAAGGAACGTAAGCAGAATAAACATAGGATTGCAGAATTTGTGCAAGCCAGAATCAAACAAGGTGAATTAGGAGCAATTGACTTTTTCTGTAAGTCTTTGCTTCAAGGTAATGGAGCTGGAGATTTAATGTCTCC